AATGACATGTCATTATGGTTATTACAATACTATGATATCAAAGTATCATTTACAGAAATGCAATCTATAAGATGTACAGATGGATTGTATGATGAAGCTAATCGTCCTTATTTCATTTCTAGAACTAAAGATTCTAAATTCAAAACTAATTTACCATATGTAATGCATCAAGCAGATTCAATGGCAGCCAGAATTGAATTTGAAAAATGGGCTTCGGATGATACAACATATACACCTCCGGTGAAATCAAAACCATCTAAACCAAAAAAAGCAGTATCTACTCAATCACAAAAGGTTGATGTAAATAAAATGTTTGGAGAATTATTTGGAGATCAATAATGGTACTTACAATAATAATATTATCAATTACAACGTTGGTTTTTGCAATTACAGCATATCGAATGATGAAACGTGTCGAAACACAGGAAGACTATATTGCAGATTTAGAAAAGTCAAATGAGGATTATTTTAACTTTTTCACAAAATTAAAAACTCATGTATCGGATTCATATTCACATTTACGAAATATTGACCGATTAGGATCGTTTGAATCAGATGATGAAACGGGTTTCATATATACGGAACTCAAAAAAATAATCGAAGCGTTAAAACAAGGATTCTAATATGTCGGCAGTAACAGATTTCTATAAATGGCTTGAAGAAGAAGAAAATAAAGTAGCTACTAAAAAGAGAGGAAGAAAGCCAAGCAAGCGTCAATATTTTACATTAACCACTCAAGAAGCTATCATTGCATATAATAAGGAAACTGATCAAGCTAAACGTAATAAAGTTTACAAAGAGCATATTGACTATCCATTCAATAAGTTAGTAGAAAATATTTATCATACGTTTAAGTTTAGTTATTTCGATGTTCCATATGAAGATATCAAATGCGAAGTCGTTGCTTTCTTAAATGAAAAAATTCATAAATATACTGAAGGTAAAGGTAAAGCATTTTCTTATTTTTCTATCATTGCTAAAAATTATCTTATCATTCAAAACAATGCTAATTATGCTAAAATGAAAAGAAGAGCTGAAACAGTATTAATCGATGAATCTCGAGATCTTCAGTCTGAAATGGCATTGACATCTTATCAAGAACAATTGCGTGATTTTGTTAAGCAATGGTGCACATGGTATGATGATAAATTGAATTCAATCTTTTCTACTAGGCGAGATATATTGGTAGCAGATACTATTTTGGAATTATTTCGTACAGTAGAGAATATAGAAGAATTCAATAAAAAGGCTTTGTATATTCTAATCAGAGAAAGAACGGGATTGAAAACTCAGAATATAACCCGTGTAATCAACGTAATGCGTTCAGATTTTGAACGTATGTTTAAAACTTATTCTCAAACCGGCCGCATACAATACTAAAATCTAGTAACTCTTATATTTATTAATAAAGGGTTATTTATGAGTAATGATTTCGAACTATTCAAAGGCACGTCATTTGCTGACCTTATGAGAGATGTTTATCATAACTCAAAAAAGAAGTCACGGCAAATTGACACGTTAATTCAAGAACTACAACCATTGATAAAAAACGTAGGAGATGCCACGGTTATAGTACCACTAATCAAAGATTACCTGGAGGTATCTGTTAAGAATGATGATGCGTTAGTTAAATTAGCTGCCATCGTTCAACGTTTAGTTTCTGCAAATAGTAAAGATGAAGATGGAAATGAATTCGGAATGACCGATGAAGAACGTCGTCGATTAATAGAAGAAGCAGAAGAAGAAATAAAAAAGGTACAAACATCAAACCCTGTAGAAATTAAAACTGATAAAATAAAGGATTTGGATGGCGTCGATACTGATAGCAGAAGTAATTGATGATGGTACTGCATTTGGTGCGGATGCAGCGGGTAGAATACAAAGCGCGTTAGGTGCTTTAAGTTCGGGTGGATCACCTATACCAATTGGAACCATAGAATGGCGTACTGGCGCTGACAGTACATATGGATCACAGACTGGATTTGCAGCGCCTTTGTTACCTGCATTCGGTCAAATTCCTTTAGTAGGTGAATATGTAATACTTATTACTGCGCCATCAACTGCAAATACAACTTCTACAGCTTCCGAAGCTTTTTATTATTTAGGACCGGTAAATATCGACGGCAAACGTAATCATAACATCTCCGGCGGAATATTTAAACGAAGTACTCAGTTCCCGGTAAACCTGCCGGATTTGCCACCATCATTTGCTAGAAAAACATCACCATATCTACAACCGTTAGTAGGTGATACTATTATACAAGATCGTAATGGATCATCTATTCGAATGTCATCGACACAATTACCTACGGCATTCGGAGGTATTGGTATTAGTCCAGATCAGACATCACAATTTACATGGCGATCGCCTGGTTCGGCGAGGTCTAATTCTTTGCCGATGTATCAACCACAAGCTGCTGGTAATCCTATTATGGTTATATCAGTCGGTAATCCAGGTCAGGCATCAACGAGCATTAGTGGACGATTAGGTAATTTTGGAAAATCGCTTACAATGGTAGAAAATGTAGCTGTTGATATGTCATGCATTTATATAACTTCTGATCAGCCTTTACAGTATTTTCTTACTAGAAATCATAATAACAACAAACAACCATTAAATGGCACGAATGACACAGGAGCGAAACCGGGTATACCGTCGGCGGGAGTATCTAAAAAGCCAGAAGATATTGCTAACCAGGGAAACGGAAAAGGAGTTTTATATAATATTGATTCATCTCCCGCGGTTAAGCATAAGGATAACAAACCAAAAAAATACACAGGATTAATGCTGAATCCATCCTTTGGAAAAGATTTCCTTAATGGTAATGCATACCCAGCACCGGTCGGAGCATTTGGCGGCGGAAATGCAGCTGGCGCAGCCGCAGCAAATAGTCAAATATTAATACGATCTGATCGCATCGTCATGGATGCCAAATATGATAACATTATCATGTCTGCATTAAAAGATATAAAAATTGGTACTCGTCATTGGAGAACGGATTTTGATGCTGTAATGAGCTTAAATCATGAATTATATAGACAAACTGAAATGTTAGCTAGCCATTGTGTTGAATTAACAGACAAACTTAACAAACTATGCGGTATTGTTAAAAATATACAATTTCCAACGGGTGTCGGACCCACCGGGCCGTGTTTGCAAGTATATTTTAAAGAAATAGAAGAATTACAAGAAGCATTGTTCAGCAATGGCAAAAACGAAGGAGCTACTGGCAAGGCGGATGAAGCAACGGCAGAAGATAACAGTAAGTTTACCGCTGGTAAATTTGCTAGCCGGTCAGCCGCAATTAGTACTTTATGGTGGGATTATGAAAAGCAACGTAGAGGCGCCGCCGAAATTAAGGAAACTGAACCGAAAAAAGAAAATCAAGGAAGTACAGGAGGTGCATAATGCCCATTGCTAAAGTAGGCGATCGATTGAAAACTTTATGTAAAGCTGGTACCGTTAAGGGCAAAGATCAGTCAGTAGCTGAAAGCGAATCTCTAGAGATTAAAGTGGATACGAATTGGTCAGATTTAGGTATTACAAATTTAAGTGAGTTTATTTCTGGTAATTCACATACGTATGCAAAAGGCGGTGCTAGTATAGTTTCTATAACTACGGCAGATGGAAGAAAAACGCCAAAAGATGCAGATATTCCATTTGCAGCAAAAAATATTTGGTGGAAAATTGCAATTCAAATAGCATGGTCATTTAACGAAGCTCGCAAAACCGGTAGACCCAAAGATAAGGGAGCTGTAAAGTTTGGCTCTTCGGGTCCACCAATACCTCCGTTTCAAGGAACAATACCTCCAATAAATGGGGTAGGAGATGCTGCCAAGTGGATCACTGATGAAGGCGAAGAGCGTTCAAAAAATATAGCCAATGCTATATATAAATGGTTTGAAGAAAATTACAAGGAAGCATGTGCCGCGGGTACTACAAGAAACGCTTCTACGGAGCCAGGCGCCAAAAAAGCGACTATCGATGCCATTAAAACGAATTTTAATACATGGTGGAATGGTGCAAAATTTACTCCATCTGTTCCGGTACCGGTACCGAATCTTTTAAAACCTGGAAATGCAAGTCCTAAACCAGAATATGTACCTGGCTGTATCGCTCATAAAGGGAAAGAAGGTACAGAAGGTGAATTAATCGGACCATATGAAACAAATGAAGAATTAATTGAATTATCGGGGCAAGTGGAATTAACAGATGGTGGTAACAAACAAAAGGTTCCAAAATATAGAAGAAAAAAGAGTACCGATCCTCAAAAATTAGATGAAAATGAGTTCATGATAGATAGCCCAGATAATCAAGTTGAAATAGCGAGTTTGCTTGGCGCTGCTGGTTACAAAACTTTTAAACGGAATAAAAAGAACATATTAGGATCATCAGAATCAACAGGTTTTCCAATAGATGGTGGCAAGGAAGTTAGGTTACCGAATAGAAATCAATCTACAGGCGAAATAATTCCTGGATCGACGGGAACTGGCGTATACGGTTTAGGTAAAAACGGTAAGCCAGGTCCAAATACCGGTAACGATGGCGGTCCGTTAAAGAATCCAAACTTTGGAAAGCCAATACCCGAAGATATTCGTCCTAATTTTGACGATTCTTTACCGGTTCGTTTATGGAAAAATGCATCCGGAAATCCAATTGTATATGAAGTTGATCAAGATAAAGGCTTAAAATTTGGAAATACGCGGTCGAATACAAATTATGGTTCGAGTAACAAAGATGAACCAGTAACAAACGAAGCAGTTCGTGGTAAAGATGTAAAAGATTCGAGTACGGGTGAGACGTGGAATGATCCTACATCATGGGGTCCATGGACGCAGCAAGATCGTAAAGGGACCGGCGAAGACAAAGATGTTTGGAAAAGTTATTTAGTCCCTGGTTCAGGATTTTCGACCGCTAAAGGTAAAGATATATCAGGGACTCAGAATCCAAATAGAGGTAATTTAGCACTTCCTAAATTAAATCGTATATATTGGGGATTACTCATTGAAGAACTTTTCCCAGACAAATCACCCGCGGAAGCATTTAGCGCATTACAGACTGATGCTGGTGGTCTTCCAGATGCGGGTTCAATGAAAGATGGTGCAAAATATATATCTGGACCAGCACCACCTCTCAAAGTTCAAGCAAAGAAACCCAAATCTGGCCAAGGTGCTTTCACTTGGCCTAAAACAGTTTTATATAAAAGCGGTAAGGTGGGTCGGTCAGATGGTAAAGAGTTTAAGCGAGGATCGACTAGTACTAATCCAATATCCGTATATAACACTATCGGTGCACATATAAATGACGCTACAAATGGAGTACGTGCAACAATTGATGCAAAAATAACCGGTACTGCAAAAGGAGGCATGTTATTTTTCGATCCAGGCAAGCAAATAATCTTTCCATATACACCACCTACAGGGTTAAAACCATTTCAACCAAATACCAAAACGTATAAGTGGGAATAATCTCGTAAAGTATAATTTGCACATATTTATATAAAATAAAAAGGATAAGTATGGACAAAAAATCATTTGCAGGTATTTTACGAAAAATTATCAGAGAAGAAGTTACGAAAGCGGTGCGTACAGAAATGCGTGCCTTATTAAATGAAACAAAAACCAACCATTCCAAAACAATTGAGCATGGATTGAGTTTACATGAAATGATGGATGAGCCAGCACCGGCGCCCCGTCGAAAAGCACCAAAACGACAGTATTCAAAAGATAGCATGTTAAATGATCTATTGAACGAAACTGGACCGTTACGTGAAAATACGTCATGGAATTCAATGAATTTTAATTCACAAATGGCTCAAGGATTTGCAGCTCCTATGTCTCAAGCAACAGTAGCACCTCCGGTAGATCTTGATGGACGACCTGTCAATACAAGCAATGAAAAAGTTGCAACTGTTGTAAATGCAATGACTAAAGATTATTCTGCTTTAATGAAAGCAATTGACAAGAAAAAAGGTAAATAATGCCGAGACCGATATACCGATATGAACCAAACAATTCAAACCCAGATAAAGCAATTGGTGTTTTATTACCATTCAATAAAGATGCGGATGGTAGAACAACATCTCAAAATGCATTGTCAGGTTCTGTCGGCGGTGGAAGCGTTTTTAGACAATCGTATACAACTGAAGACCAGTCAATATCTAATTTAAAAAATTTACTATTGACTGCTAAAGGTGAGCGATATATGCAACCGGATTTTGGTACAGATATACAAAAAACATTATTTGAACCAAATACTGATGTTGTACGAGATCGATTAAGAGCTAGCCTAGAAGAAGATATTGGTTTTTGGTTGCCTTATATAATAATAAATAAAATTGATATAGTACCTGATGTAGATCGATATAATTTAAGTGTACGAATTCGATATCAAGTCGAGTCGGCAAATGCTGAACGTGTTATCATTATATTAGCAAATGAAAATGAAGTTGTATTATCTGAAATAGGAGATAATCCGTTAGAATTACAACAGGTAGGACTTTTTTAAGGAATATAAATGGAACTAGTTAAAAAGGATGTTAAGTATCTAAATAAAGATTTTGCTCAATTTCGACAAAACTTAATAAATTTTACACGTCAGTATTTTCCAAATACATATAACGATTTTAATGAATCATCGCCTGGTATGATGTTTATAGAAATGGCGTCATATGTCGGTGATGTGTTATCATATTATACTGATCAATCATTTAGAGAATCGGTATTAGCTAATGCTAAAGAAAATGCAAATATTTTGCAACTAGCTCAATTATATGGATATCAGGTAAAACTTAATACTCCGGCATTAGTTACATTAGATATGTTTCAATTAGTACCAGCAAAAGGTACAGGTAATGCATCGGAGCCAGATTTTGATTATGCACTTAATGTTCAAGATAATGTACAAGTACAAACCGTAGAGGGTATAAATTTCGTTACAACACAGCCAGTTAATTTTGATACAGATTCAGCTAATGATCCTAGAACGGTAGAAGTATATTCTACAGATGCTATTGGTAATGTAGAATTCTATCTTTTGAAAAAACAGGTACAAGCTAAATCTGGAGAAATAATTACACGTGAATATCCGTTTGGTGCACCTAAGCCATATGATAAAATTACATTACCAGAAACTAATGTATTAGATATTATAGATGTTATTAGTAGTACAGGAGAAGAATGGACTCAGGTAAATTATTTAGCACAAGATACTACATTTGACGCAATTGCAAATGTACCATTTAACGACGCCGATTTATCAGATTTTCGAAGTACTGTACCATATATTCTTAAATTAAAAAGAACTCCTAGACGTTTTGTTACTCGAGTTCGTAATGATCAAAAAATTGACGTGCAATTTGGAGCCGGTGTAAGTTCTGATTCTGATGAAGAATTAATTCCTAATCCAAAAAACATAGGAATGGGATTGGAATACTTAAGTCGTACTACAAGTGTAGATATCGATCCTACAAACTTTTTACGTACTAGTACATATGGATTAGCTCCAAACAACGAAACATTAACTGTGCGTTATACAATAGGTGGTGCTGTAGCAGATAATGTTGCAGCAAATACGTTAAATATTATTTCGTCTATAGAGTATGATTCTGAAAATACTGCAGATGTAGATTTTACATTTGTTAAATCAACTGTAGCAGTTAATAATCCAGAACCGGCATCCGGAGGTAAAACTAAAGAAGATGTTGATTCTATTAGGCAAAATGCCATGGCTCATTTCGCTGCACAGAATAGAATGATTACGCGTGAAGATTATATTGCTCGTTGTTATATGTTACCTGCAAAATTTGGTAGTATTGCAAAGGCATATGTAATCGGTGATTCGCAACAAAATACTGAAGATGTTAGTTATCCGAGAGAGACATTATCAAATCCATTAGCATTAAATTTATATACATTGGCATATAATGATAAAAAACAATTAGTGCCATTAAATCAAGCATTACGTGAAAATTTACGTACATATCTTTCTCAGTTTCGTATGTTAACAGATGCAATTAATATTAAAAGTGCATACATTGTTAATATAGGTATTGAAGTAGATATTATTCCTACTCCAAACAGTAACAGCCAAGAAGTAATTTTACGTGTAGTAAATAGACTTAAAGAATTATTTAATGTTGATCGAATGCAAATTAATGCACCGATAATAATTCCAAACATATTATCAGAGTTAGATAAAGTTAGAGGAGTTCAAACAATAGCTAGATTTGAATTGACAAATTTATTCAATACAGCTCTTGGTTATTCCGAATATGTATATAATATCGAAGGAGCTACTAAAAATGGAATTATTTATCCTAGTCTAGATCCTATGATTTTCGAAATCAAATTTCCAAATAAAGATATACGTGGAAGAATTGTAAGTTAATAAGGAATATCAATGTACCAATTATTTTATACAGAAAGAGATGCTACAATATATGAACGAAATCCAGAACAAAATACTGGGTTAGATCCTATATTAGATTTGACTAAAATTACATCGGGTTCAAGATTAGATGGTGATATACAAGCAAATACATATAATAGTCGTATATTATTAGACTTTGGTGCTAATATCACATCATTATCTCAATCAATTGTTAACGGTGATATTCCTGTATTAGGTAATTCAGAAAATTCAGCTTCAGTATATTTGACAATGACAGCTGCCGATGCATCTGATTTAACTTTATCATATACACTTAAAGCATATCCAGTATCGGAATCATGGGATAATGGCCGCGGTATCAAAAATGATGATCCTAAATCTAAAGTCGGAGTTTCATGGTATTATCGAGATGCAGCCGATCCCGGTACAAGATGGAATACAGGTTCTGCTCCGAGTAGTGGTGATTCTTCAGCTACTGAAACAGAAGGGGGCGGTGCTTGGATAACAGGTTCAGGATATGAAGCTAGTCAATCATTTTCAAATGAATTACCGCATATTCGTATGAATATAACTGATATAGTATCAAAGTGGTTAGATGGTTCTGTTACTAATAATGGATTGATTTTAAAACGAACGACTAGCGATGAAAACTCCGGAGAGATTTTAGGAGATATTAAATTTTATGGCAGAGATACAAATACCATTTTTATTCCTAGAATGGAAGTGGCATGGGATGATCAGGTATTATCTGGTACTGGTTCTTATTCAGAAATTTCAAGTGATACATATGTAGCATATTTTAAAAATATAAGACCAAATTATTATGAAGATGATAGAGCTTTATTTAGAATAGGAGTACGACCTGAATTTCCTACTAAGACGTATGTAACTAGCTCATTTTATATTACAGCTGATCGATTACCTACTTCAAGTTTTTATAGCATAAAAGATGCGGTAACTGAAGAAACTATCATTCCATTTGATACTACTGCTACAAAAATTTCATGTGATTCAAAAGGATCATTTTTTAAATTACGTATGAATACATTTTTACCAGAACGATACTATAAAATTTTGTTGAAAGTTGAACGAGATGGTGGGGATGATATACAAATACATGATAATGGATATTACTTTAAAATAGAAAGATAATGGCTGATAACAAGTTTTTATTACGGAAAAATCCTGGTGAAATGGAAGAGGTTGACGCTCAAACAATAATAACTAATTATTTGAGTGAAGAATTTCCTGATGATGAATTATTACAAGAAGGTAAATTATCATCGACAAAAGGATATGTCCCACCACCGGTGGATGAGAATACTATTGCTAAACGTAATACAACGTCTCAATTATTGGAAATAGATGCGGATGTATCAGCGTCATATGCGAACTATAAAATGTCAAAATTAGTTCCTGGTGTAAGTGACGATGAACTAGATGAATTATTAGATGAAGAATTTGAGTTTTATCTTGAAGGAGAAGAAATTAATCCATTTTCAGCGGCACCTCCAGTTACCGGATTATTTTTATTACCTATTAATGACTTAGCGTTTGATAATGGATTTGATTTTCATGATTTGTATATCCGGAGAGGACCAGAACGTATACCAGATCTTTTAGCACAAGGTGTGCCGCCAGATGAAATTGTTAGAAAAATTTTTTGCGTTTGGTTTGTAGATCGTGGTGTAGCTAGACCTATACCAAATTACAAAACATTAGAAGTAATGTTAGCTGCTCGTGGATTAAATTATACTTCTATCGGCCGGCCGACACTTGAAGAAATTAAAGAATTTGACATGGAATTTGATGGCCGATTCGAAGGAGAAGCAACGGAAGATGAATTTGGAAATCCGTTAACTCCATCTAGTCCAATCGATGAATTTGTTGTTAGAAGCATGATTAATAAATCATATGAATGGAATGAGCGTATTAGATTTAGAGCGGGATATGAAATAGGCAATCCAATAACAACTGGTAAATTTTTTCGTGATCCTGGAGATTATTTAAAGCCGGTAGAGTTGCGCGGAAAGGGTGATGAAATATATCCAAATCGAGCAGCACGTATATTAGATGAAATTATTGTACCGAGATTCCAATTAGATGGAAGACCTACTCCGCAGTTTTTAATACAGAATAAAAATATATTGGATGCATTTGAACTTGCTTCAAATCTGTTACCTTCTGATCCTGAAGATCTTTATTTTGATAAAGCATTTGTCAATACTCCGTTAGAAGAGGCTCGTGGTAAACTTGAAGGACGATTAGTAATACCTAGATGGCCTCAACCGTTTGATTTGGATGAAGTAGTAAATTTTACTGATAATATTCAAATAGATGATATCTTTTTTAATATTGGTTATATGTTATATGGCCATATCAAACAAGTTGTATCATTAAATACATTAAAACAGATAGCTGAAGATTTGGACGTAGATTATGGAAGTGGGTATGATTCAGAGTTAGAAATTGATGACCCGGATGGGGTGTTAGATGAACAACAGTTCGAGGCTTTACGAAATCAACAGGGAATAATTAATGTGTTAGTAGAACGAGGTGGAGTTACTGTATTAACAGGTGAAGCTTCTGGTTTGTGGCCACAATTTCCAAAAATAGCCGAAGCTGATCGATTGGATATAGATGAATATCTATCATACCGACAATCGATATTTTTATCGGGTGGTGAATCCTCTATATTTGAAAATGAAGTTTTAGCAGATTATGAACCACCTGGGTCGATAAAATATTATCCGGAAAACAGATATGCGGCATTAGCTAGACAAGCAGCATTGCAATTACAAGTAGACCAAGCTAAAGATACTATAAATGAATTATTTCCTCCATTAGCTGCGCGTGCCCAGCAATTTGTAGATGAACTTAATGGCCTTACCGGCGGATTTTTAGATCAAGTTAAACGAGCTTTTGATACACGATCTAATTCAATGAATTTTTTATATGATTCATATGAAGATGAATCTTCACAAAGACAGTGGCGATTATATAAACAAAAAAATTCTGGAAAAATAAAAAAGAAAGGAGCTCAAGATTCATTCTTTAAACTTTTTTTACGAGAACCGCAAATACGACGTGATTCATTTAATCGTCGCAGAGAACGTGCTATATTCGATGATAATATATTTCATGCTAATACTAGAGAAGGCGATTCTACTGCTGATGCATTGATTAATGGTTATGATACAATACAAAATCAAGGTAATTTAAGATTAGTCGATGGTGATATCAAAAGAGCAATTGAAAAAGCAGATGGTGGAATAGCAGTTAAATTGGAGGGCGATGACCGTAATGGCAGACCGGAAGGAGGCGGAGGTGCTCGACGAGATCAACAATTTGCAGATCCGTATTATTGGAAAGCTACAGCAGCTGCGTTTATTTTACGTCGTTATATAGATCCAAATACATATGGCAATGATAATGATATGCCAACACCGCCTTCAATTGAATTTGGCGATACTAATAGTACTTTAATTGATTTATGTACAAAAGCTGAAACTGGATTAGATGATTTAAAAGTTACGATTCAAGAAATTAATCAATATATAAGTCAACGCGATCAGTTATTATTAAATGCAACTACCGCGGAAGCTATATTAGCAATAGCAGATGAAATTCAAGAATCCAAGAGTATATTAGATTCTATCAATGAAGAAGTATTTACATATTTATCAGATTTAGAAAGTTATATAAGTGAAAAAGAACAAGATTATGCAAACCGTGTTTTTAAAATGATACAATATGTTAGAAAACGAGTAAATGATAAAAATAGTAAATATTGGATTGAGCCATCGCCGTCTGTAGCAGCGCGGTTTGCTCAATTAAATTTAGACTTTGGTGATACATATAAACCAACGGGTGCATATGCAGTTTAATATACAACTCACTATTTAACATAGGTGAATATTTATTAATAGATGTCGTTAAATAGATTTTCAAATATAGAAGAGTTAAAAAATGAGCCGGGCTTGAATCGAGGTCTCGAATGGCGCTTGGATACAGTTCCGGAACTACAATTAACTGAAATAACTACTCGTCCAGATAAAACGATTATAGTAGAAGTACATGTGTATACTCCTACTAATAATAGTTATCTCGGAGGTGGGCCAACACCACATTTCAAAGTATCTGGTAATAATTTGTATATTGATTATGTAAATGTATTTGCAGATCTTAACATTAAACGCGGTTTCTTTAAAGTTGTAGTTAATGCTTATTATGAAATTATCGGTACATATGATTATCCAGATATAACTATTCAAGAGATATCACCAGGCAGAAGAGAATTTTTAGTAAAAGAATATATTGCTCGTGCTAGCGAACAAACAGAAAGTAAAATTGAAAAGTTCTTATCAGAATATGATGATCCTTTTGATCATGACATTGCATTAAATCTTGGTAATAATCAACTTATCAAACTTATAAACTTTAAACCATATTTGTTAGATAAAAATTTAATGGCAGTACGTTCATTAAATTCATTAGATGCAGATATTGCAACATTAACAAGAGGTTCGTTAGTAGAAATTGTAACGGATTCATGGGTTGATAACATAAGTTTAGATCAGTTAGAAGGTCAAAAACCGCCGTCAAATCTGCGTGGTCCAAATTTTGAAATTGATAGTGGATATACTACTATAACCGAAACAGATTTTAAAAATTGGACAGACTTATTAGGATCGAATACATCCACTTCTCAAAAAATAGTTGATTTATTTTTCTCAGGATCTGCATTTGGTGTTGATTTAGGTATTGATTATACAGCATTTCCAAATTGGGCATATTATTCTTCTGCGGCAGAACGTGTTGCAAATTTCAAATATAAAGTTGAAAATATTGAATATTACAATGCTCGCCTAGCAGAATTAAATAGTACTAGCGGATCGGCATCTGGCTCGCTTTCTGTTAACATTGCAAATACACAAAAAAAATTAGATAATGAAATTGGTAGTTTTGATCAATTAGAAAGATACCTTTACAATGAACCTACAGCTAGTTTGTATACATTTGCTGATAGTGGTAGTGCAATTGCTGGTGAAGGTGAATTTTTTGCAGTAACGCCGTATCCTAAACGATTAGTTAATGGTATTCAAACTGTATATCATACAACGGCATCTGTATCTGAAACATGGTATAACGAATTATATGACGCTGCGGCTTTATACGATGAAAATAATCCACATGCATTAGTAAAATCAATACCAGAATATATTAGATTAGATTCAAATAATTCTGAATATGAAAAATTTGTTAATATGATTGCTCAGCATTTTGATCTTTTATATACGTATGCTAATGCGTTGACACGAGTATACATAAAAGAAGAAAATCCTAAACGAGGTATTGACAAAGATGTGTTAGTTGACCTAGCTAGATCTCAAGGTTGGCAATTAGTTAACGGAAATCAGGCTAGCCAATTATGGAACTATAAATTAGGTACAGATCAGTCTGGATCGATTGCGAGTTCTGGTAGTTTATATTCTATTAGTGATGAACAAATAACCGGTGAGGTATGGAGACGTATTGTAAATAATTTACCATACATATTAAAAACTAGAGGTACGGAAACAGCAGTTAAAACGTTATTAAATATATATGGGATACCACAAACATTATTAAGTATACGTGAATATGGTGGACCTAAAGTTGGAAATGAATGGCCAGTACTTACGGAAGATAGGTATTCATATGCCATAGATTTTAATTCTGGTTCTTATTTAGAATATGGTTCTGTGCATGTAAGTGCTAGCTTTAACAATTGGGGCCGAGTACTAACACAGCCTAATGTAATACCACCGATAACACGCGAATTTAGATTTAAGCCTGCTACAACTAGTAGTATGATTATGCATTCACATGTAAGTGATACCGGAGATACTTTATCACATATCGCAGTAGAGTATACAGGTTCATATTCCGGTAGTTCTAAATATGGTCGTATAAATGTTTCATTTGGTAGTGGTTCTGGTATATCGCCTATAACTGCATCTACTGATTGGTTACCATTATATAACGGCGAATATTGGAATCTTCGATATTTTTGGTCAACTACTAGCGAACATTTTAACACCGGTTCTAATTCAGATACAACATATTATTTGACGGTAGCACATGCATCTGATTTTATTAAAGGTAAAGTATCACATTCCGGTAGTTTAGAATTTACGCCATCAAATACCGATCATTATTTGATATGGTCTGATCCGTCATCAATAACCAGCAATTTAGTTCGTATAGGAGGTAGTACAGGTTCATCAGATAACTTGAATGTAAATAGCTATTTATCAACATTGATGGGGTCATTACCAGGCACATTTAATGGTTATATGCAAGAATACCGCGAATGGTTAGAAGCAATTTCTGATGATGCTTTTGATGATCATATATTGAATCCAACATCTTATGTTAGTGGATTATCAGCTACGAGTTCATATGATACATTAATACGTCATTATACATTAGGTTCAGAAACTATAGGTTTTAGGTTGGATAGCGGCGGTACAATCATATCATCAAGTCATCCTAATCAAAGTATAACCGATTTCACTTTGGCGAATTCATATTCAACTAATGCAACTACAAATGGATTTGATATACCTAGCGATTTAGAACGAGGTAATTTCCAGCCGGTTGAAGAAACTTATTATATTAGAGGTGCATCATTAGGAGCTAATAATCCTAGGTCACAAAAGATACGATTAGAAGATAATGAGATTACTCGTCAATTATCACCGACTAATACTAGTGAAGTATCGTCATTTGATACGGCACCATTAGATTCAAATAAATTAGGATTGTTTTATAGTTTCGCAGATCAAGTAAACAAAGATATTTTTAATCACACTGGCCGAGTAGATTTAGATGATTATATCGGAGACCCGGATGATGAATATGAATTGACATATAACGATTTAAGATTTTTCTCAGCGGAATATTGGAAAAAGTTTACGAATGCATCTGATGTCAATTCATATAACAGAATATTTAGTCAATATGACTTTTCTATATTTAATCAAATAAAACAAACGTTGCCAGAAAGAATTGATGACGTATCCGGATTGTTAGTCGAGCCAAATACATTGGAACGTGCAAAGGTGCAAATTACAAAACCAATTGGTGTTGAAAATCCTCAATACAATATGTTAATCGCAAATCAGCAACCTACATGGTCAGGTGATTATGCGAATTATGAGGGTGTTATTGATCAAGGCGAAACTGCGGTATTAACGCCATCGGCTACAAAATTTGATGATATAACTGATACAATCAATACAATATATACCGGTAGTATGAATTACTGCACAATTGAAACATTACCGGTAGATGAATTGGTATCGTTTACAGCATCGTTAAATGATATTAATTATACTGCAGATGATGGTATTAACCTAGATTATGGTAATCAAAAGGTATTACT